ACACGCGCCATTCTGCCGAACTGGTCAGCAGCAGCAGTTGTGTCAGCGGGACAACGTGCCTGATGGTATTGGCCTCGCGCGCCGCCACCCGGAAGGCGATGCGATCATCATCACGCACCGGCAGCGAATAGGAGAAGTTCGACTCGGTGCCGGACTTGCTCATCCATAGGTTTTGCGGCTTGTTGGTCGTTCCGGCAAAGCACCGGCGCTGCTCAAAATACGACACGGCGGCCGGGTATTCGCCGGACGACGCGAATACAGAATCGTAAATCGGCGGCGTCTTGCTCAGATCCGGGGTGATGTTCTCATCGACAATCGTTAGCGTCGCCGTTTGCCCGATGTAGCCATACAGCCCGCCCTGGTGCTTATAGATGTTGTACAGCGTAGCACCCGCGACGGCGCCCCAGCTAATTTCGTTGTTGGCTCCTGCAGACAGCAGATTGTTGATTGCCGCCACCGAAGAAGATGCCGCCGACTCTCCGATGCCGTCAGCTTCGATTGCCGTGACCACGTAGAGGTAGTTGTAGAGCGCGCCAGCCGGGACATTCTGCGGCGCCGTGGCGAGTCCCGTAGGCGCCGCAATGGGCGCCGCAAAGCTGATCGTTGTCAGCGTCCAGGACAGCGCGCCGAGCCGCCGCAATTCGCTTGGCGCATAGCCAGGATGCACCAGCGTCAGCACGTCTGCCGACTGCACGTAGTGGATATCGAACAGGTCCGACTCTGCGAACGTGTTGGTAATCTCGTATGGAACTCCCGGCGATGATTCGAGCGTCGCACCCTGCGTGTGAAACCGGAAATACCCGGCGCCCAGCTCGATAACCATCGTCTGCGTTGTCGAGTAGGTGAAGGCGATCAACCGCGTCAGCTTGGACGAATCCTTGACCTCACGCACAAACTGAAAGCCCGCGCGATTCTCGGCCGGTCCGTGCGGCTTGACGACGAAGTTTCGGCACTTTGCCAGACCGGATTGGTATTTGGCGTCGTCAATGCGCCCGTACAGTTCCGGCGTGACTTCGCCACCGGCAAACGAGCGCTGTAGCGTCTTTATCCGGCTCATCGATTGGCGATCCATGAAACGCTGTGCTTGGCGCGTGGCCCTCGCTGCTGTGCGTCGGACGCGGCAGCCTTGGCAAGGTATGCCTGCGCCAATGCGGCGCACCGCTTGGCCTCTGCTGCGCCCGAGTCGCCCTTGATGATTGGCCCGGCCAACAGGCTCGCCAGAATCGCCGATAGCGTCATGGTGAAGAGCGGGGAGAACTTCCCGGAGTCCGTGACGTACGCGGTGTAACGCACGGCCGCATCTTCTTGGTCGGTGTATATCACCATGGCGCCCGTCGAAATGACCTCGATAGCGTATGGCTGCGCGGAGTAGGTTCCGATCAGATTGGACGAGGCGTTATCGTCGTCCGCATCCGATGCCGTGACGGAGATAATGCGCAGCGCATCGGATGGCATCGCGTAGGCATAATCCCATGCGTCCGTTTCGCTCGTCAGTTCCGCCAGTAGCGCCCGCTTGCTGGCAAATTTCCAGTCGTGCATTTCCAGCAGCGAGTCGCGCGCGATAGGGTAGAACCGCGCGCAGTGTTCGGCCTGCGCCGATCCTTCTGGCGGATCGATTGACGTGACAGATGCTGTGTCCCCGAGATGCGATAGCGCCAGATTGCAGATATCGACAACGCTGCTCATATGCACTCATCCTGCAAAAAAGGGGCGCGAACGCCCCTTGTTGTATTGCTCGCCGGATGCGAATTACGCGACGGTGAAGCCAGACGCGTAATGCTTTCCGACATCGACCTGCGAATCTGTGATCGTTGCCGAGAACGAGCCAGCCGTAAGCGGGCCGGTGGCGACGGTGTATTGAACGCCCAGGTAGCGCTGTCCAATCGGCTGCGCGGCCAGGATGGTTGCCGGGATTTCCAGAACGATCGGACGGCGCCCGAGAGTCAGTTCCGCCTTGCCGATGGCGTCAGTCTGAACCAGAATCGTCGGCGAGGTCAGGGCAGCAGCCGCGCTCGAGATGATCTGGAACGTGACCGTAGCGGCGCCGGCAGCGGTGGCGGCAATATCGACCGTAAAGACCGCATACAGGCAGTTGCCCGTACCGATATCGCGCGCCAGCGACAGGTCGATGGTGTTGGTGGACACCGCCGAGGCCGTGACAGCCTGCGCGGTAGAGAGTTGAAGCAGAGCGTCTGTCATCATGTGATCGGTCCTCGGTTAGCTCACAAGCGCTTCGGCGATGCCGAGCTTGTCGACACCTCGCACCGGCACGCCCATGAAGGTCAGTTGGTTGATGGATTGGCCGAACTGCGTGATCGCCGCATTGATGCCCAGTGCGCTGCTCGACTTCTCAAGCGCCTGAATCATCAGGCCCTCTTGGATGCTGCGGTTGCAGTAGAACGCCGCGCGGCCCATGTTGAAGTTTGGAATGCGCGCAATAGCCTTCATCATCAGCTTGATCAGGTTGGTAGCCGCCGTGCTGGCCTGCGTGCCGGTAACGCCAACCCAGTCGGTGATATCGACGTTGGCAATCCGCACCACGTAGCGCCAATCCTTGACCACCAAGCCGGAATCCCATTGGAACAGCGAGCGAGCCGCCTGATACCAGTAGCCGCTGGCGTCCTGTACCGACTCTTCGCCCAGGTCGCGGGTCTGCAAACCGGCGCGCGAACCCTTCGGGAACGGGCAGAAAACCGTCTGTTCGCCCCACACGACCAGATAGACCGAGGCGTTATCCGCACCGGCGCCGCCCGCGAGAATCACGTTGCCGCCGTTGCCGGCAGAGGTCGAACTGTAGCGCGTGGCCAGTCCGGAAAAAGCCTTGAGATCTTTGCCAACGTTGCCGTTGAAAATCTTGTCGGTCATTTCCTGCCCCATCGATTCGATGAAGGCGGACTCCTCGCTCAACCGGAACGCGGCGCTGTTGCCGTTCAGCATCAGCAGCTTGGAGTCAATGTGGCTGCGCGCCTCCAGCATGGCGCACGGTTCGGTAATCTGTGCGGTCGTGCTCTTGGACAGCGGGACGCCCGCGTTGTACTGGCGCCAATAGACCGACGGCAGGCCGGTACGGATGGCGACCACGTGACTCGTCGGCTGGTTGGCTTCGACGTGGACCGTGTCCTCCAGGATCAGGTTTTGTTGGGACAGCAGTTCGGCGACCGGATCAATCTTGCCATCCGGCGAGAGCCGCTTGCTGTAGTCGGCCAGGGTAAGCTGGCCAGCGCTGAGAGTTGCCATTGTGTTACCTCACGTCAGGGGTTCATGTTGGGATACATCCGTTGCGCCAATGACTGCGGACTTCCGCTTGGCCCGTTGTTGCGCCCCGGTTTGTAGGTGTCTTCACTCACTGCCTTGCCGTACCTGTAGAAAAGCCGCACCATTTCCGGATGGTTGCCCAGCCCGGTCTTGTCGAGCAGGTCGCGCAGTTCAGGCGTAGCCAGGTCATCGCGCGCCTTGGCGACGAAAGACATGTTTTCAGCCAGCTTGTCGCCACCGTATTCCTTGTCCGACTTCGCCGACTCCAGCCACTCAGCCTTGACGGCTTCCAGCTTCTCGGCTTGGCGCGCGGCGATGGCGGGAGACATCTTCTCCAGCATCTCTTGCGCCTTGTCCTGCGGCAGGTCGAGCGACTTGGCCACGTCCGAATAGACGGAGATGATGCCCGAGTCAAACTCTTGGCCCTCAGGAGCAACGAACGAATACGATTCAGGCGCGCCAGCGGGCGCAGAAACGGTTTCAGCAACAGCAGTGGTTTCGCCAACAACGACCGCAGCAGTAGCGGCTTGTTCGGCAGTCTCGGCACCCACGCTTGTGGTATTGGTAGCGTCAGCGGCCAGTGTTTCAGTTGTCATTCGGTTGCCTCTTTGGCCATGACAGCGTAAAGGTCCGGGCAGAGCGCGTTGATCTTTGCCAGCACGCGCAGCCCTTCATTTTTGCGACCTTCATTGAATGCCATGGCCATGGAATTGGTGTTGAACGAGGAGCGGAAAACGCCCGCCCTCTCAATGGCGCCCCACACGATGCGCCGACCTCTGCGGCTTCCCATCAGCCACTTGAAATCAGCATCCTCGTTGTCTGCAGCAACGCGAGAACCGGCAGCCTTTTCGTCGGCTTGCCGGTCCTGCTCGTCGGTGTCGGTCGGGTCGTATTGCATGATTGACGCAGCTTATACCGGTGTTATGCAGGTACGCGCATGGCCTACGACATCAGACGGCGAGCGGATCGAGTGCGGCAGCAGCCATGAATATGGCGTTCCACTGCGAGGGAGTTGGTACTGGCGTCAGGTTGGTGCGCAATCCGGACGAGAATGGATTGTCCCGGTCGAGGATTTGCGTGTGCTTCCAGAACCGCTGGCGCTTGGCTGTCAGCGCCAACACGGCCGTATCGATCTGCGCTTCCGTGATTCCGGCGTCGGAGCAGGCTTGGATGAACTGCCATTTACTGACAGTGGGCCGCACGTCGGCAATAACATCGACTCCAGACCGTACCTCCCACGGCAAAGCAGACGACAGCACGCGCGCCACTTTTCCGCCAGACGCATCTGCGGCAGATTGAGCCTCGGCGTGCGTTGCAAAATACTCAATACTCATCGGGATACCCTCAAAAAAGCGTCGTAAAGCACTGCATACCCTGCCGATCCTGCGATCACCTTCATGGTGATCGTGATTGGCTGATCAGCGGTAATGTCTTTCGTCAGGACGAGTGGAGCGGCCAGCGAGGAGCCAATAAGCTGCCCAACCTGTTTATTGGTGCCCACCACGGAAAACCCGCCATAACGACGGCCGGCCGGGGCTGTCGTAGCCGTGGCATACGATGCCGTTGATGTGCCAAATCTCAGCGCCCAATACTTTAGGTTTGCAGACGTGTCGCCGCCGCACGAGACAACAACCTCAACGTCAGACCCGACGCGCAGAGAATTTGCCGGGATGGTTGT